GACTTTCACTATACACTGTATGGAAACGCATGAACAAAACATTAGGGTGCGGAATGCTTTCAATTACATTCTTACTTGCGGCATATGGATTCAAGTGTGGTTCATACTGTGAACTTGAACCTGCTACAAGAACTCTAACATTTTTATAGAACTCTAATATTCTTTTCGTACCTTCTACATTTGTATTCCAGTACTTTGCTGGATCTGCAAGACTTTCTCTTACACCTCCTATACCTGCCAAGTGTATAACAAAATCAACTTTTGGCAGTGGTGCAGTTAGGATGTCAGTACCTTCTTTTATATCAATACCTTCTACATCGTGTCCGTCTACAACTAGTTTTTCATATAGTCTGGAACCGATAAATCCTAAATGACCTGTTAACAGTATTTTCATTTATCTTTCCTTTTTTCTTTGTTACTTTTAATAGCAGTTAGTAACGTTGGTAGTGTAGCGCCAAGAACGTTTGCAGAGTAAACTAATGCTTCCGTGTCTTTTGGAAAACATGCTCCGCCAAAACCTCTGTCGCCGTCTGGACCAGGAACATGCATATGACTGTGTGTTATCCTTTCGTCCATTCCTACCAATGCTTTGACTTGATTATAATCTATGCCTGCTGTTTCACATAAATCAAATACTTCATTAAAAAACGCAACTTTTGTTGCTAAAAAACTATTTCGTAAATACTTTGTTAAAATTAACTCTTCTATTGTTGCATATATTGGATCATATGCTTTGCACTCTATAAAAATATCATTCCAAAATTCTTTGTTATCCCCACCAAACAACATCTTATCTTGATTTCTAAAATCTTCATTTGCATTTGCCGCAGTCAAAAACTCCGGACTAAATGTAATTTGTTTACCTTGCGGTTCTAAATCTTTACGCCAACCTTCTAAACTAATCGTGCTTTTAATTAAAATAGGTTTATTTTTTGGACATGCTTTGACTACTGCTTCAACTATAGTCATATCACATGCACCTGATAACGTAGTTGGTGTAGGCACACAAACAATATAACCATCACTGTCATTGTTTATAACATTGTCATTATATTGTGGATCAACGATTTTTACTTCGTAATGATCTTTAAGTACTTCATGGACGGCCTTACCGACAAATCCATACCCTATTAAAGTTAAATTCACTTCTTCTCCTTTTTTGCTACAAGTTTTGGGTGTGGAGTTCTATCGTTGTAAATATCTCCAGCCATTGCTTGTATTTGTTCTACAAGATGTGTTACTTTGTCAACATCATATTCACCATCGTGGCTTTTATATTTTTCTCTATGAGCTTGCACTGCCAAGCCATGCATTGCACTCACTTTATCCATTAGTTGTTGAATTGTATGAATCATTAATCACCTCCAAAATCAAATAGACTATTAAACGTATTGTTTTGCTTGGTATCTTCTAAATCATAATTCAACACACCAATAAGATTGTCTAGTTTGTTGTCAATGATAGTTGACTCCATAGCATCGCCATCAAATGGCAGTTCTTTAAACCAGTCTGGAAGACGCAGTTCATCTGTTGGATATGCAACACTTGTATATCCTAACGGATTCTGTTTAAGTTTGCAAACAATAACTTTCATACCATCTACAATCTCTTGCGAATACTTGTCGCCATTCATACGTTTAAGTGTGTTCCAGTTGATGCTTGCTCTAACATGACCAGGCATGTTTGCTTTGCCTTGCTTTTCTTCAAGACGCTGATAGTGTCCAATCTTGTTTGCACGTTTAGGAGCACCTTTCTCAAATCCTGGACGCAGTTTAAAGTCCTTTCTAAATTCTGTAATACGATCTAATACTTCTTTTTCTGGAGCATCAGTCAAAACCATAAGCAATAGTTCGCTTAGGAACTCTTGCATGAATACAGGCGTGTCTGATCTACGCAAATCCAAACCCATTGCTTTTACTTTGCCTGGCTTGCCGTCTGTGTCACTTCTAAAGCCTTCTACATCATACACCAATGCCGCATAACGTTTCTTTGTGATATACAATCCGCTTTCAGCAACAATTTCTCTAGCCGCCGCAATAACATCACTACGTGACTTTGGACAATGGAATGCTTGATACATAAATTTTTCAAACGTGTCATTTGCCGCTTCGCATACTTGATCATACAATGTAATAACATTGTCTTTGCTCCACGGAATGGTACCTTTATCAATTTGTTCTTTCAATGTAGGGTATGCACTAAAATAAACAGAGTCTGTATCTCCGTAAATAACTGCTTCGCCTACATGATCATATGTGCCTGTAATAACTTTGTTTACTTCTGCACTCATGTGCTTAACAATAGTTCTACCTGTAAGTGTAGTAGATTGTCCGATACGTTTATCAAAGAATCTACAACCAGGATTAAGAATAGCACCATACAAACTATTTAAATTAATTTTCTTAACCAACTGACGTTTATCCCAGTATTCAATCTCAGTAGCATTGCCAGCATCTTTTGCTTTTTTCAACATTGCTTGAAGTTCTTTACGTTCACTATACCAACGTTTCAGTAGTCCAGGAATAACACCTTCGTGTTCTGTTGTAAAGATAGTTCCATTAGATGAAAGCATCCATGGTTGGTTATTATCAAACACAAGTTTGTAAATCTCTGCACCCGAAAGAACATCGCTTTGTCCGTTTTCCCAATCCACAGTAAGTGCAGTATCACGTTTCTGCTCCATTACTGCTTCATATTCTTCAGTGCTAAAACGTCCTTCCCAGCTTCCTGCGAATGACTTCTTTTTAAGACCCATGTCTTCTTCAACTCTTGCAGTACTAATGTCCGGCCGGATCTGTCCTACAATAGTTGCTGGATCCATATTCAATGCACGAATCACACTTGGATACAGACTGTTCAAGTCCATAGAACCAATCCATTTGTGCAGACCTTTTTTAGGAAATGCCACGTATGCACCTGCGGCTTGTGTATTCTCATCATCACGATGAGGACGATTAGGCACTTGCATACCTCGCCTATGTGCTTCATTCACAATGGCTTGTTCTGTAACTGCGACAGCACCCATAGTGGTCTGTAGCAAAACAGTATTTGCGTGTGCCAGTTCGTTACTAAGATCAATAAATCTTAGTTTTTTGTCCAGCTTGTCCAGTAGTGCGGTATCTTGTATGTTGTACTCAATGAACTTTCTAAAGTCATTATTGTACAATTGGTCCAAAGTGCCTTCATAAGGGACTTTATTCTCTCCAACTTCGATTTCGCCAATGGCATCAAGTCTATATGTGTGTCTTTCTTCATATGTATATTTACGATAAAGTTCTAAACTATCTAAATGTACTCTGCCTATTAGGTCAAAGGTTACAGCTGATTTGCCATACTTCTCATATTCACGTTTCTTAGGCAGTTGCCCCCATAAACAAAAACGTCTAGTGTCGTCTTTGCTTAATACACGGGCAGTTCTATTTACAGTGTAAGGAATATCATAACCTTCACTGTTCCAACCTGACAAAATGTCAGCGTCTTCAATTAATGTTAAGAAAGTATCAATCATTTCACTTTCTTTTTCAAACAACATTACATTTTCTATACCTTCAAGTTCTTTCTTTGCCTGGTCCATTGTAAGTGTCTTAGGCGGAACTGCTAAACAAATCATTGTTTCCATCCACTGCAAATATACAGAGATAGAAGTAATAGGCATAAACGGATCTGCAGGATCAGCAAAGCCTTTCTCAGGATCAAAGTCTGTCTCAATATCAAAAAACGCAATGTTTAGTTTAGGAGCATCTTGATTGAGATAGTTTTCACTTAGGCATTGGAAGATTGGATTGATATCACTTTCATACATCTTCTTGCCTTTGTTAATAGCAAGTTCTTTGCGAAACTCTTTTGTATTTTTACATACAATTCTGCTGATTGGATCACCATAGATGCTTCTATGTTTACCTTTTGGATCTTCATAGTAAAATGTATACTTGATAGGATATTCAGTATACTTTCGTTTGCCGTCTTTGCGTTCTACAACACGGACAATATCGCTATCTCTATCAAATAATGCGTCTACGTAACTCAATTAATTCTCCTTCTGTGCAATGTCATTTATATTTCCTGCTAAAATATATCTTGTAGCATTTACAGGATATACCTTATGATGTATATTGCTTGGAAACATTACTACCATATCATTATACACAGGAAGATGTATTTCGTCAACCGGAAATACTTCGTTTTTGGTTTCTTTCATTTCGATAAATGTAAGAGGACTATTATTTTCACCTACATCTAAGTAGTAAACCCAACTATAACGACTTAATGTTCCATGTTCATGCTGAGGACATCCTTGTCCAGGCAGGCTTTCTTGGAACCAAACTTCAGCATCGATGTCAAAGAACTTTGTATTAGGCCATTTTTGGTCTTGCATAAACTTAGGACCACGCGGCCCAACAACATTATTACAATACCATAAGTGTATTTGATCTAAAACATTATCAAGTATGTTATGATCTAGATGTATATGGTGATTTGTTTTCCAGGCTTGATTTGTAGGAGTGTCTTTGTCTTTTAATTTAAGAAAATATTCAACAATTTCTTGAGATTGTTGCTTTTGCATACCAAGCGGACCATGTCTAATAGCCACCGGGTGTGAGATGTATAGTGTACTACAACTTAACTTCATATTTTCCTACGTTGCTTATGGCCAACTTAACCTTCTACATGCCTGGCAATCGCCATTGGCGTTAATATTATTTATTAAAACAGTAAACCCGCAACATAAATTACGGTTAGTCCTGCATTTAATACCACTAAACTCTTTTCTTTCCACAAAAGACCTATTAATACCCAAAGTCCGTTACTAACAATAAATGCGTAAATGTACCAAGGGTATATATTAAAAGCGGCCATTGTAGCGGCAAGTAGTAGACATGCCGTACTGAACCATGCTAATGGTTGATATGGTTTTACCACCATGATGCGGCAACTCCATATCCAAAGATATTGACACATACGAACCAACCTGTCAATAGCATTACCCATGCCGCACCTCTACGCATAGAAGCATAACATTGTGTTACACTACCTACAAAAAATGCAGGATAAACTATTAACATGTTAGGATCTCTGGCAGTCAATGCTAGTGTCATGCTCGCACCGACTGTGAAAATAAAACTGACAAGCTCGAAAGCAAACGCAATTTTATCTGACTGATAACTATTAATCCAAAAGTCTTTTACCTTTTGCATTATACTTTATCTTTACCAACTGTAACAACAAGAGTTTCTAGATCTTCAAACTCGTCCTGTACTTTATCCCAATCGCCTTTGTGTGCAACTTTGATAGCTTTGTTGATAAGAGCTGGTTTGATATCTAATTCTTCTGCTACTGCCTTTACAGTTTCTTTAAGACCTGTATTCAGATCTTCAATTTCTCGCATAACTGTTGCGCCTTCGTTTACCAAACGTTCTAGTTTAGCTTTTTCGTCAGCACCGTATACTCGATCACTCATAAGATTCTCCTTTAGTTTCTATATATTATACATGATTTTAAGATTATTGTCAAGTGTTTTTATTTAATAAAAGCACCAATTCTGCCGTGTATGTCTGGATAATCACGATATTGGTAGCCTTCTGGAGGATTTGTATCTTCGCCCTCCCACACAGGAATGAATTCGTTGATATCCCCATCAAAATCTTCGTTTCTTCTAAGATGTACTTCGATAAGTTTATCTTCTATGTATTCTAAATTGACAATAGGATAACTATTGATAAGAGGAAATATTACACTCGGAAGTCTTTGTTGATCACTGTCTTCAACCTTTATCCATTTCCGCCATTTAGTAAATGTGTTTGGATCTTTAATACCTAATATAGTATTAACTTTTATTCCAAACTGTGGCATGTAATCAATACTATAATGATTACCTTCAAACCATTCACACCAAAAGTGTCCTACAGGAAGATGCATTGTTTCTTTTTCTAACCAAACCTTTTGTGCTCCTAATCCTAAACCTATCATGTTCACACAAGGGCGTACGATATACCATCCTGGCTTTGGAACGTCAAGTCCAACAGGACCACAGTTGTATTTTAATTTTCTGGAAAGTATAAGTTTATCTAAGATCCAAATATGATCTGGATCAATGTCGTGCCATACGAAGTCTTCGGCACTGTCATCCATGTGCTACATCTTCACACAGTTGTCTACAGTCTTGCCACCTTTTTTCTTAGTGCCCATACGCTTGTAGCCTTTCCAGCATACTTTGCCGTCAACACCTTTTTGTTTTTCTTCTGGTAGTGTTGTATAACTTGGATTACCACAGTCTGGACATTTAGATTCTACAGATTCTTTAGCAGTCTTATAGTAAAGACCTTTTGATTTTTTCTTTTCTTCTAGTTTTTGAGTAAGTGTTTCTAGGTAAGATTCTTTAAATCCTTTTTTCTTTGCTTCATCGTCTAGTTCAGCTTTTTTAGCCATTACTTCTTTTTTAAGTTTTTCATCTTTGTTTGTATTTGGATTCATTTGGATATCCTGTATGGCCTTTTTCTGTGCCATATAATCTTCTTTGTCTTTGATAGCTTCGTCAATTTTACGAGACTCTGAAACTTGATCAAACTTCATTTCATAATCCATATGATGATAAACACTGCTTAGATAATCAGCGGCTTTTGTAATTTTAGATTGCACCCAACCTTCAAGACCTTCACGTTCTTCAACACCTTTTAGCATTTCATGCATTTTAATCGCATATTTTGCAACCTTGTACAATTCTGCTCGTGCCATTTGTACTTCGTGATCTGACTCGACTTTGAAAGCCATGTCAGCTAAACCAGTTTCTTTTAGATCTTTTTCTCTCATTGAATTATCCTTGTAATATATTTACCTTTTAATACTTCCGCCTGTCATTAAATTAGCACCCATATCTAAGGCATTTACAGCAGTCCCGTCTTTCTTCTTTTTCTGCTTTGCTTTTGGCATACCGTTTTTATCACGTGGTGCGTCATTCTTATATATAGCACCAACACTTACATTTGCCGCAGATGTGCCACCTGTTGTTGCTATTTCTTTTAGAAGTTCTCTTATTAACATAATACTATTTACCTTTTTTTATGTACTCTTATTGGTATATGGAGCACTTGTGTCTTTAGCTATGTTTAGATCTTTTTGCATTTGTTTCATAGTTTTCTTAGCCGCATCCATGTCTTTAGTATTCATTTTATAGCTTTTGCCACCACCGGCATCAAAATTAAAATGCTTATTACCATCTACATCAATACCAACAGATGCCGCGCCTGCTCCAATTTTAACTCCACTTTTAAGTTTGTTGCCATCCATATCATAAATGCCTTTTAGATCTACACCTACATCTCCGTCACCTGTGTCTACTGGTGTATGAAAGTCTTGTGTTACAGTGTTTTTAACAAAATCCTGCACCTGTTGTAATCCTTTTATCTTAGGAGATTCATATTTAATTAATTTACCATCTGGTGTAAAAGTATATGTGCCAGCACCACTTGCTACAGTTCTGTTTCCATCTTTTGTAGTGTCAATAGTTGTACCATTGTCATTTGTACCGTCTGGAGTATCTGAACTAGGAGCTTCTGGAGCTGTTGGCATTTTTAATATTTTTATTTTATCAGGCACTGCACTTTTTGGATCAGGATTACCTTGGTTTGGATCATCCATTGTCGAACTCATTGTTGCCATATTGTTGAGTTTGTCTAGCGGAGTATTTACTTTTGCCATATCACCTGCCGCTACAGCATTAACCATAGTGCCTAGTAAGACAGCAATAAGTGTTAAGTTCTTAGCTGTTTTTGGAATTTTTTTAAGAATAGGTTGTACTTTACCTAATAGATTTTTTGGAAGTTTTTTTAAAGTATCTGCTATGCCTTCCTCTAATTGTTGAGGAGTGCTTTCTAATAAAATTTTAAAAAATTCATCCTGTGTGTATGATTCAGATTTTTTACGACCTGACTTCATATTAGCACACCAGTGATACATCTTTGCCTTTTCACCACTTGCGTTTTTTGCTCTTTTTCGTAAACTAGTTACTGATCCATTACAACTAGCACCTGCTTTTTTAACACGACCCGGTCTACTTTTGCCTTTTTTCTTACCGTCAGCAAAGTTTTCTGTCATCATCCCTAAAACAAATTCAAGAGTGTAAGGTAATTTTGCAACAGTAATTGATTCCATTTGTAGCATTTTTACAACATCGTATCTATGATGACCGTTAATAATTCTATTTGTGCTATCAACTACTATAGGTGTATATTTTCCACCTGCAATTTTCTTTAATTGTTTAGTATAGTTTTCTTTAAGTCTTTCTTTTTGTACAGGTACAATACTTTCTACTTTAATACTTACAATCTTATGTGGTATATATTCTAAATGTTTTTTACGTATTTGTGGAAGTTGATCTCTAGTATAACTTTCTGATTTTTTCTTTTTAGGTAAACCTTTATGTTTTGTAGAAGCAAATTTTTTCACATCAGATTTTTTCATATCTTTTGCTACTTCTCCTGCTTCTCCACCTTTAGGCATATCGCCTTTTTGCATTGCTCTAACTATGCCAAAGAACTGTTGTTGTTTTTTGCTTACTGCTTTTTCTTCAACAGGTTGTTTCATGTGTTGCTGTATTGCTTTTGCTGTTCTTTCAAACTTATGATCTTTGTGTTTGAAGCCTTCACCGCCTGCGGCTTCCCAACTTGCAATATTTTTACCAAAGTCGTCAATTAATATGTTAGGTGTGCCATCTGGATTTGTTGCGAACTTTGCTTTATCATGTGTAATGATAACATTTTCTGGGGGGAAGAAATCTAAGTTCTTTTTAATCCATTCACGCTTGTGTGGTTCTGAATTAGGGTCATTAGGTAGTGGGCTACTTAAAATACTGTAACTACCTTTTACTTTTTTAATTACACCTAGTAAGTTTTTTGCTTGCGGAAGCAAAGGTAAGTTTAACCAAAAATCATCTGTATCTCTAATTTTTTGTAGTGCAGGCTCTATGTCTTTGACTTTACGCCAATCTTTGCCTATTAACTTTTGCCATTCTCCAAAAAAGTCTGCTAGTACTCCATCCATGTCAACAAATACTTTACTTGTACTTGCTAATTCACCTATATCTTCTGCCATCTTAGCATAGTATAACACAAGTTCATCGGAGTTGTCAACCGATTCTGCAAGGCCTAGATTGAATAGTACATTGGTTTTGGAGCCTTTTACTTTTTTTGATAGTGTAGGTGGACGGCCATCCTTGTCTACTTTGTTACCAAACTTAGCGGCTTGTCTTTTTGTTTCACCTGGTTTTACATCTGCTGTGGTATTTTGTTTTGTTATTTTACCAACACCAGCCGCTTCTACTTGCATAAGAACATGTTTGAAGCTTCCTTTCTTAGGTACTTTGTTTTCAATGTCTTTAAAACTATGAAACTTCATTTTTTGCGTCCTCTAAATCCACCACCGGTCATGTGCGGTAAACTAAACCATAGTTTGAACCAGTCATCGTCTCCTGGCTTGATACCTTTTTTCTTTTCTATCTTACGTTTCTCACTTGCAGTTTTACTAATGTTTTCTATAGTATAAGGTGTGTATCCTTTATACTCGTTGACACCTGCAAGTTCTTTCAAACGCTCGATATCCATATTAATCTGCCCGTCTAATGTCGTGTTTAATACCTAAATTAGAAAATAATTTTGATGTTGTTTCTATACTTGTAAGTGCTTGTTTAATTCTGTCTAAATGATCTGGGTTAGCTTCTACTTTTTGTCTAAACTTATTAGCGGCATCAGGTTTAATGAATATTAATCTACCACTCCAAGCGGCGCCTTTGCGATAAAAACTTAAAAAATGTTCCTTACCATCTGCTCTATCTGCAATCCAATCTAACACTTTAAGTTTGTTAGGATCTTGTTCCTTAATACTATTATTGTCTGTACCTTTAAATAATTTATATTCGTCTAAGTTTTCGTTTTGCTTTTCTTTTTCTGCTTTATCTTTAGCATCAAGATCCTTTTCAATTTTATTGCTTTTTCCTAAACTCTTTTTAAATTTTGATATTGCTTTTTTGCCAGCATCTCCAGTTCCAGGTTTTACTTTTGTAGGTTTTTTACCTGTTCTTTTCATATATTCGTCTGGAGTTTCTTTTCGCTGTTCGCCTAATGCTTCTCCTACAGCGTCAACACCCATTATGCCTTGTAGTTTCTTAAACATTTCTTCTGCGTGAGGCATAGCTTGTTGTGTAATACCTCTTTTAAAAGAATTAATGTCGTTGTCTAGCACAGTTTGTCTAAGTTTACTAGCACTCATTCCAGTAGCATCACCTGCTTCTGGATCACGCTTTAGTTGAACATAGTTGATTTTTTCAAAGTTGTAGTTATGCTGTTCTTTTTCAACACCATTATACTGTTGCAATATTTTTAATAGTTTTGGTTCACCTTCTAAAAATGTTACTTCAGTATAACCCATTTTGTATAGTCTATCAGCGGCTGTTAGTACAGTTTTTGCTAGTCCAATACTAATACCATCAAAGCTCTTACGAGCCCAATCTAGTTTATCTTGTGCTGTTAATGGATCTGATGGAAGTTTCGGTGCTCTATCTGTTAAAAATAAAAAAGAATCACCTGGGGCATTTTTAATTGCATTTACAAGAAGTTCATGTCCTGAAGTTGCTGGATTTAATCTGCCTAGTGCAAACGAGGCAACTTTACCTTCAGCCTCATATAGTTGTCTTAGTCGCATCTGGTAATTCTTCCTTAGGGTTTCTTTCGTGATCTAAAACTTTGTTAGCTAGGTCTGCTCTCTCTTGAGGATTCATTAGTTCCTCAGGTGTTTTATCCAAGTTATATTTTAAACAATAATGATTTAAACATTTGTCAATCATAGGCATTAGATGTCCTTGAATAACCTTTTCGTTATGTTCGCTACGTATTTTATCCATGCATGGCATATAATGATGACGATAAAAAGGTTCATCATTTAGCATATGAAAATGCACATCGTCTGCAACATTATATGGCATTGAATCGTTTAATGGATTGTTAAAAATTTCTGTTAGTAACATATTACCACTTCCTACATGACCAATATCTTGCCTTAGTTCTTGGTCCTGGGTTGTCGCAGTTGTGTCTTGCACGGAACGAACGTCTACGTGCTGGGTTTGACTTTTTGATCTTCATGTTAGGATCACCAAAGTTAACTTTCTTGATATTTTTAGTCTTTGGATCTCTTACATACACTTTGAACTTCTTAACATCGCCACGCATTGGCTTACCAAGTTTAACTTTTCTTCCTTGGTATTCTGCTTCGTCCATGATTTCATCTTCGTTGTACCACATGTCACCATAATTATTATAGAAATCATCTCCATCATACGTTTCTTCGTTAGTGTATATGCCGGCTAATTCTTTAACTCTGTTTACTTCAGTAGATTCATTTGTACCGCAGTCTGGACCGCAGTTACAATCAGGAGTACAATTTCCGCCACAAGCACAATCTTCATTGCAGTTACAAGCCATTGCTTCTTTAACTTCAATGCTTTCTTTTTTCTTTTCAGCTTTGCTATATTTGTCTTTTAAGCGTCCTAGTTCTTCTTGGCTTGCACCTTCACGTCCTGCTTTAGCGGCCTTTTTCATGTATTCTTTACCGTGCTTTTTGACACCTGTATAATACTGTAGGCCCGATTCGTTTTCAGCTTCTTTGAGATAATCTTTAAATGTTTTTGTCATGTGTCAACACCTTTTAAATTATAATATAAAGTATTTATCAATATCAGTCAAGCTCTATATGGTCAGTGGACTAAATAGAAACCAAAAGGAAACGGCTATGTTGAAGCACAAACATATGATAGTAAGAGCTGAAGTTAGCAATCCTCCTCAATACGAGCAAAACATAGTCGATTGGGCGAGTAATTTAATCAGAGATATAGATATGAAAATAATGATGGGCCCATATGCAAAATATTGTGAAATGCCAGGCAATAGAGGCTTTACATGTGTTGCTATTATTGAAACAAGTCATATAGCAGTACATATTTGGGACGAAGTTAAACCTGCACTTGTACAACTTGATGTATATACATGCGGAGATCTTGATAAAGGTAAAGTGTTTGATGCACTAGAACGTTGGGATCCAGTCAAAGTAGAATTTAAATATCTTGATAGAGAAAAAGAACTTATTGAAGTTTAAGTTTTAGGTAATTTAAAAGCAAATCTACTCTTGATATCAGTACCGTAGTAAGGACTATTTTCTATTGTAGCTTTTTCTTTGAAGTTTGGAGGATAAACAACTCCTATACTTCTAACTGCGGCATCTTCACCTTGAGCACCTAGTATACTGGTAGCCTGAATCATAGCGGAACTGTTTAGAAACTTTCTAATTGCTTCACCAAAATCTATTAATTGGCCTGCGTGTGTTGCATTTGGATCATTAATATACTTGGCAACGTCTTTTGCAATACTGCTTAACACAACTAATCCAAAATAACTGCCTGGTTTGTATGCAATTTTATCAAACATTGGTAATAAAGATGCAGGACCTTTTTGTCTATCTGTATTTCTATCACCAGTAAGTTTTTGATCTTCTGTATAACGGTTAGCTTTCTTTTCAACAATAGCATAAAGGTCTGCCGCTTCTTCTTTTGTAATAATACCATATCTAATAGCAAGTGTTAGAGGTTGTTTTGCCGCAGATTCATTTGCACAAATATCTAAGATATGCACTGCTTCTGCATATTGCTTAATATATGTCTGACCTGTCTGTGTTTTTTTGGCAGATTCTTTGGCTTTCCATATGTTAGAAATACTTGCATTTGCACCTGTCTTTCCTTTATGGCTAACACCCATTTGTATACCGTCTTTTGAAATATAACAATCAACTAACGGATTATTCTGTCCTTCAGGAAACATAATTGTTGCATTATCTAGTTGGAATCCAGGTGACCATATGTCATCTATAGCAACATTAATAGGACCTTTTACTGCTTGGTGTTTGTTAATGATTGCAATTGGTGCAACAACTTCCATAAAGTCATCTTGTAAGGCTCCAATAATTGGTTTACCTTTGTCAAATATTATCGCTTCATTACTACTTGCTTCTGTTGCCCCTTTCGCAAGCATCGGACCGTTGTTTGGATCCTTACCAACTTCAGCAATAACCTGTCCAACACTTCTAGCCTTGTTATCACCTAAGCCCAGATCGCCTGGTTGAAGTTTACTATTCATTTTGCCTTTAACACTGCTCGTACTAGAAACACTTCCCGCACTCAAACCAACAAGTCTTGCTTCTTTATCTAATATTGTATTACCTGGACTTTTTCTTGAATAAAAACTTGTTAACCACAAATCACTTTTTGGTATTTTATTTCCTTTATCATCCATCCGAGCAAATTTTGCAAAAGCAAAAGACTTCATTCTTGGGGTCATTTGTTTTACAAGTTTAAATGTTACATCTGGATTTGCTTGTTGTACTGCTTTTAATCCTGCATCGAGCTCTTCCATGTTAGCAAACATGTCTCTGTCTTCAGGATAGTTGTAATCCCATTCAATAAATGTGTATTCATCTTTGTTTGTGCTATTTTCATCAGTATAAATTTCTCCAGGAGTTCCGGCTCTAAGTCCGCTACCTTCCATGAGATTTTTAATCTGATAAAAACGCATTATACACTCACTTCAATATCAAAGTTGTTATAACCTAGATCAAATAATTTATGCGCCACATCTTCTGCAATTAAATCTGATTCTTCTTCGTCTAATTTTGCGTGTGTTTCTACAGTAAGGATTGTTTGTCCTTTCTCTGATTCAGTTAGACTGTAATTAGTTTCGCTTTCTAATAATGCAGGCGAAGCCATTGTAGCAACTTCTGATACTACAATATCATCTATTTCTTCTTTGTTATCAAAAATGATATTAATAAAGTGTTCCATAATAATTCCTAATGATTAAGCATAACACTGTTTACAGTACCATCAGTATATACTAGTTTTGCTCTAATATAAACAAAGTTTCCTGTAAAGTTAGCATACTTAACTTCTGTTTGATTTGCAACGGTTACAATATCAACGTCAAACCAATCACTTTCTGTTGGTGTTGTTGCTAGTGTTGCTTGAATAGTAATAGACCCTGTGAGACCTGTGTAATCATACTGTACAGTATGCACACCATCTGATCTTCCGTAGTATCCATCACCTCTAAAATTAGATCCAGTTACAGTTTCGGTCGTACTGTCCCCTGGATGTGTATTGGCTGATAAAATTATTTCACTTGTACTCGGCATAATACTATTTATGCAAATCCTGTTGTGAAACATATTTGATTACACGACGGATCTGTCCTCCTAATGCTATCTTTGCTAACATAAGATAACGTTCATTTTTTGCATAAAAGTAAAATCCTTCTGCAAAATGGTTATTTCTAACCACACGTTTTGCTACCTTACCAATTCTAAATCCATCTGGATTATTTTCACAATAATCTGCAAAATTAGGATCTACTGATCTTCCTAATGTTGCTTTGAATTGCCATTCTACCGGCCCGTCAACGATTTTTGTATTTACATTTTCTAATAGATAATCAAAAACTTCATCATTTTCTGGTTCATGCCATTGCACAACATCTATTTGTGTCATTAATGCTTGTAACCAATCTGGTTCATTTGAATAAATGTCTAAGTTAAAACCTTCGCAACGTACCATTGCATTATCTTTATTTTTTTCTAGTGCATTGTATATTACGCAAGCATCCATAAAAGTTTCTAAACTTACTATCTTTTCTTTTCTACGCATAAAAGCATGGTTGAAAGGACTTTGTATAGGCATATCAGCTTCTGCATCTCTTTGCATAGCGTCTAATTTTGTTTTAGTATAACCTAAATTCAATCCGCGAAAGAGCGGTGCTACATGACTCTTTACACGTAGTTTATACAAATACTTGTTATAGAATAACTTAGTTGTGTAGAACTTTTGCAACATCTTTTACCTTTTTAGTTATAGGTTTTAGATGCAGTTCATTATCGGAGACATCAATTTTTAAAGTACCACCATCTTTGAGATCACCGAATAACAGCATCTTACTAAGGGGTCGTTTAATTTGTTTGTCAATGTATCTGTGCATAGGTCTTGCACCCATCTTGCTATCAAAACCATTTTCTACAAGATGATCTAGTGCATCGTCACTTATTTCACAAACAACATTCTTATCATCTAACATTGTTTTCAGTTCTAGCAAGAACTTACCAACAATCTTAAGCATAATAGGTTTTTCTAGTTTACCAAATGTAACAACACCGTCAAGTCTATTTCTAAATTCTGGTGCAAAGAAACGTTTGAATTCTTCATCACCATAATCACCTGTTAGATCTTGACTAAATCCAATAGTGTTTTTCTCTGCTTGTTCAGCACCTAAATTAGTTGTAAGAATCAAAATACAATTACGTGCATCTGCTTCTTTACCGTCACTGCCTGTTATCTTACCATTGTCCATAATTTGTAATAAAATTTGAGCAATGTCTGGATGTGCTTTTTCTATCTCATCAAGCAAAAGAACACAATTAGGATGTTCTTGTAGTTGATTGATTAGTTGTCCTGCATGTTCATCATGACCGACGTAGCCTGGAGGAGAACCAATTAGTTTACTTACACTATGCTTTTCTTGATACTCTGACATATCAAAACGTGCAAGGTGAATACTTAAATTTTTAGCAAGTTGTTTTGCAAGTTCAGTCTTACCAACACCTGTTGGACCCATAAACACAAAACTTCCTATAGGTTTTTCTTCTGATTTCAAACCTGCCTGTGCAACAAGGATCTTATCAACAATCTCTTCAATAGCATTATCTTGACCGTAAACATTAAGTTTTAAATTTTTATCTAATGTTGCAAGATTATTAGTCTCTTTTTGTTGAATCTGTTCAGGGGGAAGATTAACAAATTTTGCTAGTTCATATTTAATTTCTTCAGGACCAACAATACGTTCGCCTTCTACATTATTAACTTTAAATCTTGAACATGCAAGATCTATTAAGTCAATTGCCTTATCTGGTAATTTTTTATCGGTAATATATTTTACTGAAAGTTTTACAGATTCGTCAATTGCTTCTTGTGTAATAGTTGTAGCATGGAATTCTTCATAGTATTTTTTGATCCCTTGTAGGATATCAGTTGTTGTTTTCTTATCAGGTTCATCAACACTAACACGTTGGAATCTACGCATCAATGCACGATCCTTCTCAAAGAATTTACGATATTCGTCCCAGGTTGTTGATGCTACTACTTTGATATCACCTTTTCCTAATGCTGGCTTTAACATATTTGCTAAATCATTAGAGCTTTGTCCGCCACCTGCACCTGCACCGTTCATCATATGTGCTTCATCGATGAATACAATAGTTTTACCTTGGCGTTTGATAGCCGCCATAACAAGTTTAAATCTTTCTTCAAAGTCTCCGCGGTACTTGCTACCGGCTAACATTGCACCAATGTCTAAATTGTATACACTATACTCTTCAAGAAATTTAGGAACTTCTTTATTTACAATCCTATAAGCAAGTCCTTCAGCAATAGCAGTTTTACCTACACCTGGATCACCTACTAATAGAACGTTGTTCTTTTGTCTACGTCCGAGTGATAAACAGATACTTTCAAGTTCTTCTGTACGTCCTATAACAGGATCAATTTTTCCATCTTCAACTTGTTTGTTTAGATTAGAAGTAAATGCTTTTAATGCCCTTTGTGCATGTCCTGCCATTTCTTCATCTTCGGCAGTGCCTACAAATTCATTGTTAATATATGTGTTGAATGCTTCTTTTTCTACGCCTGCTTTTGTTACAGAATATGTTGCAAAAGATTTCTTTTCATTAAGCATTGATAAAAACACATCACAGATATCAATATGTTGACGTCCGCTAAACAATACTTGTGTGAATGCTCTATTCATCACACGTTCTACAGTTTGTGTTTTTTTAGGCTTATATTTTGTTCCTGCTGGAACTTTAATATCATCTAGTTTAGTTTGTAGATATGACAAAATATCATTTTGCAAAGGTTGAACATCAATTCCAAAACCTTTTAGAATATTGGTAAAATTTTCAGTACAAAGCATTGCAAATAGCAAATGCTCTAGTGTAACATATTCATGCTCTAGTCTCTTTGCATCTTTGATAGCTTTATCAAATACAACTTGTAGCTCTTCGCTCGGTTCAACCATATGTCTTTATTCCTTTTTTATAACTGTATTTACATTATACGGTATTAGTCTAGTAAAGTCAACTATATTTTTGTCCAATTTGCTCAATAATTTTCTTATCAGCAGGACTAAGCCCGCCGGGCGTTTGTCCAATAATTTTGACTAAAATATTTCCTGGATTGCCTTGTCTGTTTGGTAAGCCTTTGCCTGTAATCTTTAAAACTGTACCAGGTTGTGTTCCTCCAGGCACGTTCAAATTCACGTTTGCACCGCCTGGAACACTTATGTTTAAGTAACAACCAGTTATAAGTTTCAAAGTGTTTATCCTCTTACTAGTAATTAAATCTACGCCATTAACTTCGAAGTCATTTGTGGATTGAATAACTATTTGCACAAACAAATCACCTGGTGGTATTTGCTGTATATCATGTTGACCCATTCCAGTATATCTGACTTTGTCACCATTTCGCACACCCACAGGTATTTTAATGTCAACAGTTTGTTCACGGCCATTATTTAATCTATATGTAGCAAGAACATTCTTTCCTGTGTAAACTTCTGCAATAGTAATGTTACAACCTATTGTGATATCTGCGTTACGCATTTGTTGTCTTGCGCCAAATCCAAATTGACTCATTAGATCGTTAATATCAAATGCTCCGTTGAAGCCACCACCGTTAAAATGCTGTGATCTGAAACCTGCCTGCTGAGGATCAGTGGTTCCAAACTGATCATACATCTGCCTTTTTTCAGGATCTTTTAGTGCAGTGTATGCTTCGTTTATTTCTTTGAACTTTGATTCATCACCACCTCGATCAGGGTGATGTTGCATACTTGCTTTCTTGTATGCTTTCTTGAGTTGTTCTTCTGAAGCGTTTCTATCGACACCTAGTATGTTGTAATAGTCCATACTAGTACTTATTGGATTTATTTTCTAGATTTATCAGTTCCGGTGTATAATCCAAACCATGCCGCGCCAGCACCAACAACAATACTAATCAAACCTGATTGTTCCATTGTAGGATCTGCTAAGTTCATATACCAAATTACACATTTGTAAAGCAGTATAATATAAACTGTTAAGAACAGTCTTGGAAAAATTCTCCAAGCATCTACTGCTCTTGCCATGTGTATTATTTTTGCATATGGATTAGGACCCATATCCTTTACACTTGTGTCTACTTCTAAATCAAGTTTTACTTTACGTGTTGTGTTATCTTCAGTAGAGACTACAACTGCATCAGGCTTTTTTTCCGGTGCCGGTTTCGCTTCTAGTTCTTCTAGACTCTTTCTTGGCATTACTTTCTCCCTCTTAGTTTATCAATTTCTTTTTTGTTTTCTTCAATGTCATCTCTGTTTCTTCCTATTTTGGAATCTTGAGCTTTGTCTATTAGTTCTTGCATTCTAAGACCTCTTTCAATATCAGAATCTAAATGAAGATCTTTATTGATAATTTTTTCTAATTTTAAACTGCCTATTCGATCATTAGCAACATACCGCCATGTATATCCTCTTGAACCATAACAACCAAACACAGTTTCTCTCAAACCAATCTTTACAATAATAGATTGTTCTCCGTCTAATAATACTTCATCGCCCTCATTAAACGCTGGATTAAATCTAAATTTTAATCCTTGCATAAAGTTTGTGGCAAAATCTTTAAACCAAAAAGCGGCAGAAATACTGACAAGTATTGCAATCCATGGCACAAGCATTTCTGCGACACTAAGGCCCATACTGTCAAACAGTTCCATTTACTTTTTCTCCAACTTCTTAATTCTTTTTTCGAGTTCATCGATCTTCTTCGTAACATGTGGATACTTTTTACGCCACGCATCATCAGGTTGCTGTAACCATGTCCAACCATAACGTTCAACTAAAAAGTCTACAGTTAGATCAAACTTGGCATACAACCATAGCCCTATTCTTGTACTTTTGAAATATGTTGAAAATGCTAAACCAAATAGCGATCCAACTAATGCTGTGTATATCCACAGGCGATCACTCGCCATTCTTTCTATCATTTCCCACATAGTTTTACCCTTTTATTACTATGTGTATTTATCGATATATTCTGCGAAGATCTTGTTGGATTTTGAACCGTGATGTAGACAATCTCTTGCACGATCTACACCCGGTGGTAATAGTTTGAATGGAAATGCAGTTTGATTATCAATCATAAATCTTCCGTAATGGAAATAATAGTTATATACTTGAACTCCTGCAAGTTTCCAAGCATTCATTACAGAAGTTTGTATTAGGTATGCTATTGTTTTGTAATGCTCTGTGTTCTCAACAAAGTTTATATACGCTTCCTGTTGTCTTTTTTTGACGTGCATTCTTTTTGAGAAAGTCCAGTCATTATCTTGAACTACCCAATTACCTAAAAACAATGGCTTTTCACCACTATTCATTTCATCACCGTTATAGAACATTTGTCTAGAAATTTCAGGCCAAATTATTATTACCTTTTTAGGAATATAATTCTTTTCAATAAGTGCGATAGTATTATGATGAATTGTGTCAGGACCTGCACCACAAACACCCATATTAATTGTAGGAAATCCAGACAGTTTCGAATATAATGAAGGTATTGTATCCTTTAAGTAATTACCTTTTCCGTACACATGACTGCACCCCATAAACAGAACTTTATTTTTCCATTTGAAACTATTAAATTCAGGACATCGATAGCCATAAGAATTATGTTTGTATTCTATATCGTCAGCATTATAATAATACCAACCTTCTCCTAACTGCTTTCTGTTATGTTGCCAGGTATCTTTATCATCATTTTCAAGCCAATTCTGTACTGGTGGATGATACTTATTGAGTTGTAAAATATCTAAATGGTTCATAAAGATATTTATAGTTAAAAAGTACAGGCCACAGAAGCGCCTGGTTCAATGTCAACACTTCTTTCGCTAATTTCTACTTTAGGTTCGGGCTTGGCTTGGCAGTCGACTTGTCTTGCACAACTACTTGTCAGTAGTATCGTCAGTATCAATAGGCTGAACAGCTTTTTCATAATATAATATAATTGCTTTTTGCTGTTCTATGTAACGTCTTAGTTCGGCAAAGTTTTTTGATAGGTTTTCGTAGTCTTTTATGCTAATTGCAACATAAGAATCTCCACCATTTTTGGCTTCGAACTCTTTTTTGAATTCTTCAAAGTTTTCGCTTGGCGATACAACATAAATTTTTATGTCGTTCATTTGCACTGGCTTAGGCATTGGTTGGATAGGTACTACTGTTTTTTCTATCTTTGTAACAACTTTTATTTCTGGGTCAGGTCTAAAAGAACTGCAACTACTCACTAGGAGTAGCACCAGTAATAGACTCAAGATCTTTCCATAGTGCATCTGTTTTACCTTGCATTCGTTTTTCTATCAAGCCTGGCTTTTTATTTGCCAAGTGTGTTAGATTATGTTTGTTAAGTGTTGCACGAAGCTCGTCTCCGTACTCTTCTGATTTTTTAAGATCAATATTTAATTGGTCAGTAATTTTATTAAGTCTTTCATTATCTGCTTTAAGTAATGCTAGACTTTGTTCACTTGTTTCAACGGCAACCTCCAATTTAGCAACATTGGCTTTCGCTACCTCAAGATTGGCTTTCAAGTTTTTGACATACAACAAGCCACCTCCTGCACTGGCAAGAAGCCCCACTACTAGGAGTATTTTTAAACCGCTGAAGATACCCATACCTTTTATCCTAAGAGCTTTCCCAATGTTTTTGGTCCAACAATTCCATCTGCAACTAAACCATTTGAACTCTGCCATTCTTTTACTATACGTGCAGTGCCAGGACCAAATATACCATCAGCAGGTGAAATATCAAGTTTTTCTTGTACTTCAGCTACTAACGGACCACGTGATCCTTGTCTAATTGTTTGATTGTAGTCTACTTCTGGCTCTTCAAAGTCACCACCAAATACATCAAGTGCATGTAGATAATGTTTCTTTCTATCTTCTAAGCCTATAGTACCACCGTTAATACGTTTTGTCATGCCAACTATGTCTTGTGCATCACAGTATTTGTTAATGTTGTTTGTATCCCAGAACCAACATGCACTATCTAGTGCACCTTGTTTTGTACGAACATAATCAACTGCTTCTTCAGGCGTCTTATCTACTGCTTTTCCGAATTCTGTGTAGTTGTATCTTCCAGTAAGTTGAAGTATTCCGCCACCTCTGAAACGCCAACCATCGCCGCTGTCGGAATCGCCGTTGTCCATACGGTTTGCATATATGACATTAGCAATTTTTTCTGGTTGTCTATGATATTCATTTGCATCTCTACCTGCCCTTCTAAAATATTTAGGAAAAATAGTGTTTAGTGCTTTGGCGCTATAGTTTAAGTTTTCACTTAGTACTCTAAAGCCGCCGGACTCGTGTCCACACTGTGCAATAAATCCTGCAACACGCTCGACTGTATCTACTTCCCATAATGGTAAAATTTCGCACATTGCGTCATACCATTCTTTCCAGTCATCTCTATGGATTAGCTCTTCAGCCATCCATTCTTCGAAATCAAATTTAAAGTGTTCTTTAGCCATTTGTATTATCCTCTGTTTGGCAGTCTTGGCATCGGCACTGCTCACATACTTTGATATTTATTACTTGATTGTCACCGTCTTTATGGTCTTTGAATAATGCCGTTCCGCAATGTGATTCATGTCCGCAGTTATGACAATTTTTCATTTAGATCCTTTTCAAATGTAAACTATAACCTTCGTTTGTTAACACAAGTGTATCACCGTATTTTGTAATGTTATAGTCACCTAATACTTTGGAAAGGAAAATAACTTCACCCATATCTTTCATATTGATAGTTTCGTCAAGTTTAGTATCTTTACCAAAGTCAGTTACATTAAATCTTAAGGGTTGAGCGTAGGTATTCTTAATTATTAAAGTTTCACCTAACATATCAATAGATTCAGCATAACTCTTAGTAAAGAAATTTTTGTAGTTTTCGTATTGCGTTTCATTTATAGCAATTTCATAACTTTCTTTATCAACAGGTATACTGGCACTTAGATTTTCTTCATCTAAATTCTTACTCTTAAAATTTTTGTAGTACCTAAATCTCATGCCTTCTATGTCGGCTAGTTTACTTACACCGTCAGCAATTTCTAAAATATTTGTAGGAATATCTTTGTTACGCTCCATTTCAACAAATACTTTATAAGTGCCATCTGTTTGCTCACCTGATGTAACGTCTGCATCTAAAACAAAAGGATAACCTTTTTCAATAAAATTTTCTAAATCCTTTGCAGGTTCGTTTCCATGTACACTAAATGCTAGTGTAACAATATCTGAATCCTCGCCC